CTTTAAGCATAGCAAAGTCAGACAAACCATTCATCTGGCGTAAAATACCCATTGTATTGTCTACCATTACATTCCATGGGATTGGAAGTAGTAATGCATTAGCCGTATTCCCACCAGGATCAAGCACAGCGAATTCTTTTCTGTGATTGGTAGCGTTAACAGTTACCGTTGATAGCGCATCAGCAATCGTATCTACAGCCAGCACGTTTGGCGCTATTGGTACGCCATTTGCGGTTATGGTGTCGTTTACATCATCCCATACGCAATTCGCATTCGATGAAAAAGTGACCGTGACTTCATCGCCATTCGTTAAAGCCAAGCCGTTAACGACAGTAACTGCAAAGTATTTGTGTATACCTCTTGATGCTGGAGCTGCGGCTATCTTGTAAATGCCGAATTTATTTGTCTCCCTGCTACGCACATGCATATGCAGCCCGGGAGGTTGCGAGGCAATATAAGATCCGATGCCCTGATCTACTACTTCATTCGTTAGGTTTGCTATAGCGCACTCTGTCGCAATGGCCGTGTTAGCGTTATCAAATTGCAGCAATCCTTTTGTTGTTGGCCATGTGCCAGATGTAGCGCCAACATACACAGTATCACTATATGTATACTTGAAATATTGTTGCACAGTTGATGCCGCGCTAATATTTAATGTGTCTTCTAGCAGTGATTTATATCTATAATAATCTGTTAACCAACTCATAATAACCCCTTATTCTGTATATGAATATTCACTCACTGCAATGCTGGCTTGTTTATTAAATCCGCTATCACCATCAGCCCAAACGATAGTTCCATTGGCTTCGGTTATTCTATAAATGCGCCAATCTGTATCAGTATCAACAGCATTTGGGCGCATATTTTCTGACACGTATGTATAGCCGGGATCTGTAGTCCGGTCGACTCTGCTATTCAAATCTTCTTCTATATTCTGGTTTCGTACTATGCTCATTTCAGACCCCTATAAAATGTTTTTTATAACAAGAACTTTTATTAACTTCTTAAGCAATACAGCAGACTCATCCAAACTAGTAACATTCGCACTAAACCAATCATCAATACCTTTGGAATCCATTGATCGCAAAGCGGAAACATCATCATCAGATAAAACCTGTTCGTCACTTAACTTGCGCTTTTCTTCTGTTTCGATCAATGCTTGCTGACGTGATAAAAACGCTTGGTATTCTTTGCTATACTCAGCAGACGCAATAAGGCTTTTACCTTTACGCAACATCTTGCCCAGCTCGATGTTTTCCGGTAAATCACCATCAACCCGCGAATCCCAAAGCACAGCAGATTTATCAAAATAACTTCCGCTCTCTTTTATGTTTATTACCTGCTGATCACCATTAGGGGTATTAACCAATAATTTACACATTGCCTATTGCCCTTATAGAAAACACTGTGTGTACGGAACTATCGGTTAAGTTAGTTCCAGTACCATGCGCACGAATTACGTCAGAAGCGGATAGCTTTAATACCCTGCTTACCGGAACTGGATTTAATGCATTACCAAACTCTGCAAACAAGACTCTATTTGCTGCGGTAATAGATTCGATTGTCGTGGTCAGTTGCGAACTATTCAGAGATACTCCAAGTTTGGCAGCTGCAGCGGATGCCATGTCACCATAATAAATAGCATACAAACCATTTTCATTAATAGTAAATGATCCACCATTTGCCGCGCTATCAGCGTATGTGATTTTAGTTCCTGTATTCTCGACAGTTGTCGTAAAGCGCCTGATTTTATTGTTTGTTGATCCATGTCCGTTACCTGTTGATACCGTCACAACATGATCACCAAGCGCAAGGAATGGCCCTGATTGAGAAATAGTCCAGTCGGTAAACGGGCCGAATGTTGCGCTAATGTATCTAACATTAACGGTTAATGCTCCAGTGCCAGAATCGTAAGCAGTAACATCGCCATACATCCATTTTGTACCGTCACTTGTGCGGGATATCATAACCGACATACCAGGCTGGTATGATTTACCGGTATCAACAGTAAGAGCCTTAGATGCAACGGAACTAGATAAACTTGTCGTACTCGTGGCTGTTGTCGAGTTAAGATTAAAAGCAGTTATCGCAGTGTTTAGCTGCGGTATCATTGCTTTTAACTGCACCCAGGCAAGATCAGCTTGCACTGCAAAATCTGTGGGGTTTGATGTATCTGGATCAGCCGTAATTAAATCTATTGTCATAATGCCTCTATCTCTATTGAACCATTAACATATTTCGGAAGGTTGATTTGATAGGATATTTCTTTATATAACCCAATGATAAACACACTGTCAAAATAACCATGCTCTGTTTCAACTATCCCCGCGTAAAAAGTAACCAGCCCATTTAAATCATCAAGCAAACGCATAACGTTATTAATCTTTACCTTATCAATTAATAAAGTAAAATCAAGCCTGGGGATGTTTCTTCTGATAGTTATCTTTGTTTCTCCAAACTCGTCACGTTCAAACGAGCTAAAATTCAAACGTTTTATTGATGTGCCGATTAACGCCCTGCCGATATCCAGCGGAACACCAGGCACAACAGCGCCGACTTTCACAGTGCCAGAACTATCCGTAAAAATAAGCTTAAACGTGTATAACGTACTCATCGGAATATCAGTGAATAATGTTCCAGATGTTTGATAGAATGGCTCATACGTCCACGAATACCAGTCGTAAACATCGCGCTTTTTCATAAGCTTAGTTTCAGTATGCACCAACGCCGCGCTATCGTCATATACCTCTAGTGTTACATCATCAGCCATAACATTACCCACACCGATCACGCCGAATCTGTCATTAGGATCAACAGTTACAGAGTAAGGTGAAGCGGCTATAGTTTGCGTATTGCGCTCAAGCTGGAATAGTGCCAACTGATTGATCCACCCAAGATCAAGCCACCATGCATTTGTAGTATCATCAGGATAAGCTGTTGGAAGGTTATTCAGATTGCTTCCTTGCTTGCTCTCAAATCGATGCCACACGCCGTCAATCTGATATGACACAGTAGCGCCTAGAGAGTAACTTACAACAGCACTCCACGCGCCCTCGCCCGTATCTGGATAAGATACAGATGAAGCAGTTATATCTGCCATTGATACTCGAATAGGGTTACAAGTTATCATGCTGCTGATGTATTAAGTGATTGTCCATTATTCGTCATCCCGCGCATTAGTTTATATAAGTTGTCTGTTCTTTCTGCACCTGTCTGTACAGCTTCAGCAACCCTTTGAAGTAATGACACAATAGCTTCATTTTGCTGTGGATTTATCAGCCTTTCGCCCTTGTGTATTAACGCAAGTCCAGTGCTAGGAACCACGCCGCCAACATCGAAACTACGCACTCTTCCGGCTAACCGTAAATCATCATTAACTGACGATTGTTTAAAGCCGATTGCGCTTGATATAGCTTCCGATAATTGGCGTATAAGATCGGCAGATTGTGACTTGCTACGTTCAAATGAATTGCGGTCAGAAAAGCCCGAAGCGCCTTGACCGGCTATCGTTGCAAGCGCACTAGACACATCAGTAACAGTTCCACCTCTTGCAGCCGATGTTGCTGCTATGATCTGATTGCGCGCACTATCTAAACTTTGTGGGCTTATTTGGTCGACAGTGCTTTTTAATGAATCGGCAAAATCTACAAGCTTATCTATTTCAGCATTGATAATAGCTATCTGATTCGCGGCAGAATCAAGCTGCATTTTTCGAATAGCGCCTTGCACAGATAAAATATAATCATCCTGCGCGCTGGTCAATTCTTCTGTTGCTTGTACCGCTTGCTTGGTTGCTTCTTTATAATCAGCCACCGTAGCAAATAGAGCATTGTTCTGTAGCAGCAATACGCCCGTTGCTCTTTCTGATTCTGATGATGATCTGATTAATGTCTGTACTAAATTCTTGAATTGTTCTTTCGTCAGATCAGCAGAATAACCAAGACTTATTAATCCGTCCTCAACCACCTTGACCACTGGAGCCATGCGCTCGGCTTCGGTTAGGAATAACTGGCTAAAGCTTGCAGAGTCAGCAGCTAATCTATCTGAGCCGCCGTACTGATCAAGGAATGAAGTCCTCGCAGCAATCCCCATACCGCTGATTAGTTCTTTTGCGTACTCAGCAGATGCACCAAGATTCAAAGCAGCTTGAGACAGCGAAACGAATTCTGAATTTAGCCGTGATAATGTAGCGAATGAATCCTCACCGGCTTTGCGTAGTGAGTCAACTTCTGGTAACAGGTTGCGCGCCAGGCTATTACCGATGCCTGTAAGCATTTCTTGGATAGCTTCTTCTGTGACTTGTTTACCTTTCTCGGATTTGATTTGAACCTGAGAAGTAAAGTTATCAACTAGATCAGCGCTTAATCCTAAGTTTTGAGCAAAGCCACTCGCTGATTTATAAAACCCTTGTATCGTTGAATCGAGTACAGTTTGAGCCTCAAGCGATAATTGTTCGCTTACTGACTTATGGCCATTGCTTCGGAATAGACCGCCCTTGGCTCTGAATACATTAGTAAGATCGCCATCAAAGCCGCCTGAACTTGCTTCACCTTGTAGTGATTGCTGTCTGAATTTGTACGGGCCGCGTCCGAATAACCCAGCAAGGAACCCGCCAATAACAGGTATTTGCTCTGCACCACCTAATTTTTTATCACCGCCAAATAATCTTCCAATCTGATCAACAACAGCAAAAGCAATTAAAGGCCCTGCAGCAGCACCTATACCAGCACCAAGACTCGAAGCGCCGGCAGCGCTAGAACTAAACCCACCAGCCGCCAAGCCGCCGATAGCATCGCCACCAAGACCGCCGGCAAACGCAGACAGCGAACTTGATCCGGTTAAGCTGCCTAATCCAGACAATGCGCTGCTAGCTAGTCCTAGAGTACCAAATCCTCCTTTAGCGAATGACAAGCCGCTACTTGCTAATGATGCAATACTTAATGCATTTGATGCACCACCGCCGCCACCACCTGCGCCGCCAAATATTGAGCCTAGCCCTATCCCTTGTGCTAACTTTAACGCCGCGAACTCTGATGCTATCCGGCCAACAGTGCTGATGACATTATTCAGCATACCCTTCAAGCCATCATTGAAGAAGTTGAATATGCTATTAGCTAATGTGCTTTGGATGTTACGGCCAGCCTGAATCCATAATTGGCTTACTTCATCAGTAGTCGATTGTGTTACTTGTTCTAACCCTTTGGTTTTTTGTTCTGTCTGCTGGATAACGCCAATGATTTGTTTACGCGCTGCAATCTCTTTGTCGATCTCAACAACAGCGCCTCCGTCCTTAGTGATCGCTCTCTTTTCTTCCAGCCGCGCAATCGTTGTTAATTCAATCGCTTGCTCTAAGCTGATTTGTCTTGTTTGAGATAACTGTAGCGCTTGTGATTCTTGCTGCAATGATTGCAGTCTTTCGCTTGCTGCGGTTGCGCTTTGTTGATATGGTCTTAGAAGATCGGTTTGCGCTTGACGCTCAATCTTTAATAGCTTGATATATTGATCTTCAATCCGTGACTGATCATTAACCTTTTTAGTGACCGAATCAATAGCAGCAGCGCGCCGTGCAAGAGGTTTATTTGTTTCTTCAAGTGCAATAGCGAACTTTTTAGTTGATGCTGTTGTCGCATCTTGCGCAGCAATGACTTGTTGACTTGTGCCAATAGCTTTTTGCAGATCAATCTCAAGCTGTGCTAGCTTATCCTTTTCATGCAGCAACGCATTTTTATCAAAGAAAACAGAGTCTTTCTTTAACTCAAGACTTGAAATAGCGTCCTTTGTCTTAAATATCTCGCGCCGTATTTGCCCTACATCGCCAAGTATTTTAGGATTGCCGAATGCCTCTGTAAATAATTGCTTGACACCAGCAAGAGCACCGGCAAGTATTCCGCTTTGCTGTGTTGCCTCGATCATGCTATCAGTAACACGCGTTAGGCTAGGTATGATACCTTGCACCATTTCACGGCCAAGCGTAGAGACTGATTTGCTTAATACGTTGATCTGATCGTTAAACCGCTCGGCTTGCTTTGCTGACTCAGTTGTTACCGGGTTAAACTTCTTGCCCTGCTCTATCAGATTGGCTAATTCATCAGCGCCACCGGACAGCAGCGGGATAAGATCAGCCATCCGATTACCTAGTACGGAAGTTAACGCTACCGCCCTATCTTCTTTCCCGAATTTTTGCAGCGCATCAGCAAGTGCTAATAGTTGTTTTTCTGGTGAAAGGTCTTTAAGGTCTTGATATGATAATCCTAATTGCTCAAGCTTTCTTGCTGACGTGCTACCAGCCTCGCCCGCTTCAGCAATGATCAGACCGAATTGTCTTGTCGCTTTTGCTACTTGATCAAGCTTAACTCCAGATTGCTCAGCAGCGAACTCAAGACCGGCCAAAGACTCAACAGCTATACCTGTCTTTTGTGACAGCTTCGACATTTCGTCTTGAGCGTCAATCGTTTGTTTCGTGAATGCAGCAAACGAGCCAACAAGAGCGCCTGCACCAAGCGCGCTTAATGCCCCAGCAGCTTTTAATGCTATGCTAGATAGTCCGCTTAATCCAGAGTTTACAGACGCAAAGGCACCTGCTGTGCTGTCCTTTGCTGTGATTAGTATTTGTGTTGTGGCGGTTGTCATTTTTTGCTGGCTTGGTACTCTCTAAGCTGTATCAAGTTATCAATGAATAAATCAATTTCTTTTATTTCAAGATACTCTGCTACTGCTTCTAAAGCGTTCCAATCCAGCTCGCCACCTAGAAGGTTAAATCCTAATATGGATTTACTTTGAATCTCATCAACTTCGACCGGCTCCGCACCTGGGATATTTACTCCCAGGTCTTGATACGAAAGCCAGTCTATTATTTTTTTTCGTTTTCTATCCTACCTTTAAGCCGTTCTAGCGCATCAGCCAAAACAACTTTTGCGATTTCACCGAACCATTCAGGCTTATCACCTATGATTTCAGCGAACAACTCACGGTCAAACTTTACCATATCTTTACTGCCGCCGTCAATCAAGTCTGATTCCTTAACGCCTTCCCAGTCATAAATATGATACCGCGCCACTTCAGCGTCCAAAGTTTGAGCAGACATATAACGCGCAAATTCTTCTGCTGTCGCACGTCTACCCATAAATTTAACATCGCCAATGGTAACAACAACTTTTCTACTTGCTCTGATCTTATCTGCCAGGCTCATAATATTCCCCTAAAAAAGACCGGGTTATTAGCCCGGTCAAAGTCCCACGGCTAACTATTAACTAGCGAACCATTGCGGCTTACTACGTAACGTCAAACTAACTTGCGACGTTCCAGCAGCGCCCACACCACCATCAAAGCCAGCACCACCAGAACAGTAAGCATTAAACAATGCCTTGTATCCGTTCGCCAAAGTCACCAGAAATGCGCGTCTTTCTTGTGCAGCGTCAGCGGTTTGTACTTCAACAATTGCGTCAGCCAATGGATTAGCGATACATGAAAACGATCCTTTCTGAGCAGCAGCATGACCAAAAACGATTTGTCTTTCATCATCGTGTATAGTCGTTGCATCAATCTCATCAGGTGTAGCATCAGGCAAGGAAAGATTAGTCACGTTATCAAACGACGTTCCTAATGTGATCTTTTTGGCTGTGCCGCCGCTTGTGTAAGTCGTAAAGTTTGTAGAATTTAATCCCTCACAAACAAACGAGACCGTTGTCGATACAGACTTAACCCGAACAACTTGGTTATTAATCTGAGTCATACCACCGACAGATTGTATTAAAACATAATCACCAATACTATAATCATGAGTAGCAGTAACCACTGCTTCAGATACCTTCGATATAGCCGTTATAGTTTTGGCTGCTGCAAGTGCTGACTGAATCTGCACTACAGCATTCCGCATAATAAGAGCTGTTGCCATGCTAATAAACTCCTTTAAATAAGTACATCAGGCGCATTTGAAAGCGTCCATAATTCCTTTGTGAATAACATCGTAGCTCTACCGACTGGCTTTTCTCCAAGTGAATCAAAATCAAGATTAGTGCCAAGCAAGTAACAGTCTTTAGCTATTCCGCTAGAGACATTGCCGAGTGCCGTCTCAACTTCTTTACACACTAGATCAAGCGTATCATCAAGATCAGACACAGCCCTTGCATACACCTCAACCCTTACCCGCGTGTTGCGTGATTGCTGGTATGGATGATGGACAGTCTGAGCATTAATCTCATCGCCGTCCGATGTAACAACTAAGCAAGGTAATTGCCCAACCTCAATTGGATAAACTCTGCTTTGGAAAACTCTTGTGCTAGTCGTAGTCAGTCCAGTGATGGCGGTTGCTATTGCCTCCCTGAGTTGTTGCCTGACATGATTAGCCATTTACTGTTTCTCCAAAACCAAACGTAAAACGGTGCTGGTAACATCAGGTTGAATTCCTTTAACCTTGTATGTATCAGCACCACTCACGATTGTTGAATTTATCGCTACCGAAGATTTATCAGCTTTACTAAAGGTAAAGATTGGCGCTTCAGTCTGTACAAAATTAGACTCCACGTAACCTTTACCGAACACCCCATTAACCGACGTACCATCAATAGTGACAGTAACGCCAAGTTGCGCAGGGTTAAAGAAAAGTGATAAATCCTCGGTAAACATGATTAGTCAGTAATTGCGCTACGTGCCAAAGGTGGTTTTTCTTTCGCGCCGCTAAGTATGTATTCAACGTTGCCGACAGCATTAGCCATTGAAGCAACGTCAATGCGCACACAGTCAAAACCGTTAGCAGTATCGAGATCAGTTGCTTCGATCTCAATCACATATTTCAGAGGTTTGCTATTGGTGGTTGACGTAGTAAACGTGTTGCTTGTAACCGCTGTTTCTGTCAATGTGTCACTAGCTGCTGTGTCTGTATTAGCCCACATCTTAGTAAACGCCAAAGCTTTAGCAGAACCAGCAGCGACATCAGTTGCTTGCAGCAAGGTTACCGCGCCACCTGTAACAGTGGTCGCATTTAACACGGTCAACACAATGGTTAAATGAGCGTAATCTTTCATACTCACATAATCACCATCGCCTGCAGTGGATGTTAAGGCTGCTGGATTGCAACCTGTAACAAACTTTAAATTATCAATCAATCTTGGGCTTGCCATTATCAATACTCCTTATGCACGTGCGTCAAGGGTTACAAAATGAGCGCGAGTTACCGAGCTGTTAGGTGGCGTAACAGCAGCACTAAGCAGCGGTTTGCCATCCATACGGAAAATCAAGCGGAATGCAGTTAAGTCCTGATCAAACCACAAGTGCATTGATGTTGCCATTTCAGCAGCACCGGCTTTTGTGATTGCCTGATATCCGCTCATGTTAGCCAGAATAACGTCGAACTTGTCACCAAGAGTTTGCAGTGTGTCAGTTTGGATGATTGGACGACCAAGCAAGAATCCACTAGGGGCAGACATAAAGCCGCTTTGTGGTGGAGTCCATACAGGTTGCGTACCAACGACTAAAGTTAACACCTGGTTATAAGCATCAGGATTAATCAGCCATACAACATTGCTACCTGCACCCATGATCAAACGCCCGAACATTTTAGCGATGTTGTTTGTGTTGATCGTGTCGGCGGTTTGTGATGTTTCTTTAGCTTGCGATACATAAGCTGCTGATTTGGTAATACCTAAAGGCTGACCAGAACCGATACCGTTAACGATTGCATCTTGCACCTTCCAATCCAATCTCATGCCCATCTTGCGAGTGATATGACTTGACATCGCGGTACTATCTGCCAGCAATTCTTCGGTAACAGGAACCAACACTTTCAGCTTTTTCAAACGAAGTTCTGATTCTTTCAGCTCGCTTTCTTTGGTTGGAGTGGTTTGGTTGCCCTCACCTTCCCAAGTGGCAGTGATACCAGTTGAACCCCAAGGCGTTCCCTCATCTTTTGGAAAGCGCATTGTGTTGCCACTGATTGGCGTATTGTCACACATCGACAACAAGCTTTGTTCTTCAAGTGCCATGTTGATAATTCCTTGAGCGAACTCAATAGGCACAGCAAAGCCACCATCAGGGCCGCTTGATTCGTTGCTAAACGTACTAGCAGCACGAGTCAAACGCTCATCACGTCCACGTCCTAAAGCATCTTTCATAACACTAGCAGCAAAGTCACCAAGATTGCGGAATCCCGCTTTCGGATCGTTCTCTTTGCGCTCACCAACTACAGCACCTTCGCCATAGTTTGGAAGTTTGCTTTCTGGTTTTGATTCTGGTTTGTGATTCTTAACACGTTCCAGCATAACGGCTTGGAATTCCTGAACGGTCTTGCCTTCAGCAATTGCACGAGCTGCAAGCTTAACGCCATCATGGTCAGCAAAACCTTCGCCGATTGTCATGATCTCTGCATTTCGTTTATTAATCGAGTCAAGCTCTCGCTTAACCATATCTTGCGCAGCACGTTGAACGTCATCAGCGCTTGGCACTTCTTTTTCTGTAGTCATAATAACCCCATCGTCAATAATAAAATCTTTATCAAGTGACCTTCCAACGCCGACAGTGGCATCCGCAGGCACAGCAACCAAGCTGATTTCTAACGGCTCCCAATCATCAATCAAGAAAGTGTCAAGCCCATCTTTATCTGTACCGGTTAACCTCGCAGAATGCACAACGTAACCAACGCTAACATTTCTGACAATGCCGTCCAGCACTTTCTGATAAATCTTTTCATCAAATTCAGACTTGCCGAATCTAACTTTTGCCCTTCCAACACGATCAGCGCCAATAGATACGCTCTCTATTACGCCTATTTGCGAGTCGATGCTATTCTCATGGTCTGCCAATAATGGCGCACTCCCTGAGTTCATACGGTCAAATCTTATTTGGTTCGCATCATGTCCTAATATCTCACGCCCGAACCAACGCTCCACCGGAACTTCGGAACTAAACGCCAATTCAATAGTACGGCTATCCTGATTAATATCATCAGCGCGTATTTGTACGCTACGTTGTACTCGCGTACCAGGCTTAATAGTTTTCATGCTGTCTATTTACTCCTTTTCCGGGGCATCATTAAATGTTTGTTGAACAGGCATCTTGTCACGTAGCGCGTTTATCTCCACGCCTTTATCTTTAATCATTTGCTGATACGCTGCCAGCCCGTCCAGTACGTCCTCAATATCCGTTCCTAGTTGCGCCGCTACTTCATGCGGATCAGTTAAGCCGTTATTGATTGCCTCAACGCTTGCCTGTATGTCCTTAAGCGGATCAACCCACGGCCATCTACGACCCAAGAAATTATGTGCCTTGAACTTATCAAGCTTAGATGCTGGCATAGGCGCATTAGTCACTGACTTTATGGCGCTATTTAATAATGAATTGCGCAACCACTGCGGATATATTCTTTCAAGGAAAGCATTGATAAACCAGTTCTGAATAACCTTCCATTCTTCGCGCTCTTCTAAAGTTCCTGATCGAATCGATGAAAAGTTAACGCCTTCCAAATCATTAGCCAAAGAATGATAAGAAGTATTCAACCCACCGGCTATATCGCGCTTTGCTGTTTTGATAAATTCTGCGTACATAGAGTGTGGATAATCTGGATTAAAAGATTCAAATCCCCACCCTTCAGGCAATACGCCAAACTGACCGCCCGATGCTTCTTGATATAATTCTCCAGTATCAGCGTCCTCTCCGTCAGCAACGTCTGTGCCGTCACCCTCCGGTGAAGTAAAGAATCCCATTTTCGATGCGCCAACACCTGCGGCAATGATCGCCCACTCTTGATATTTTTTAAGATGAAACATCCTGATCATTGACGCATGCATCCATGACACACCGCGTATTTGCTCAGGGGAGTCTTGAAGGAATAAGTGGATTATGTTTTCAGCAGAGTATGGCTTGGTTGTCCACTTGCTTTGGTCATCGCCAAACATAAATTCATACATGTGATAGTTGACAGGCTTTCCATAACCATCAATTTCAACACCCATAATGATCGCATTCTGTGTTGCTGTTCTTATTTGATTCTTTACAGTAGCAAGTCTATTAACATCAAGCAATTGCAGAGCATATCCAAAATCATTATTAGCCCCGACATGCTCATACACAATAGCCTCGCCATCACGGGCGATACACTTTATCAATGCGCGCTCAAAATCAGGCATAGACATACGACCTGACACGTCGCAATTCTTCGCCTCACTCCACTTGTACCAGCCTTGCTCTATAGCATCATTAGCGAGTTTATCAGGCTTACCGCTTGGATCGGTTATCTTGCACTGTAAAACTATGCCGGTCGAACCTACCACGTTCGCAGCAACCAGGGATAGATACTTCTTAACCATCGGCTCATTCTGTGCTAAGTCACGAGCGCGCGCCCTTACGGCGTCAACACCTTCTTTCAGGTCGACATTAATAGATCGCGATATTGCCGCCCACGATTGAACGAGCCGTGTATTCTTGGCCGCATCGAATGAGCGCTTCTTTGGCTTTACTTCTTCTTTTTTACTGAATGGCCACATGATCACATTCTAATGTTAATTTTGTTTTTCAATGCCAGACCATTTCGCATTCTTTCGGCGTTTTCTTCTCTAATAACCTCTTGCTTAATCTTTGATCTAAAAGAAATAAACTCACTAACAGACCGGAAAGTCATGCTTCGACCGTCAATGGTGTAACTCTGAACCCATGCATTAGTACCATGCGACAATATCGCAGCATCAATTAAATCCAATGTTTTCTTAGCGTTAGACCTAGTGTCATACCCGGCAGCTTCAGCAGCAAGATCAGGCAATACTTTAAGCGGCATCGATGCAATTGAAAATCGTTCCAATGCTTTCTCTACCCAACTCAGAAGCTTATAATCGCCAGCGGTATATGTAGCAGAGGTTGCAGCATCAACAGCGACAAGATGATCTCCACCACTTGCCGTAGATACAATATCAAAGTTTCCTGCTGTATTTATGAGACGGTAATTTAAAACCCAGCCATCAGAAGCTGGATAATCATTGATACATTTAAGCCAAGTGATAGTGTCACCGGCTCGGATGTAGGATGGTTCGCTGGTTGGTATGTTTGCCGTCATACAGCATATATACGCTATATGCGGTGCATCATCAAATGATCTATGCTCGCAGTATTCTGTTAATCTGGAACCGTGATAAAAGATATTTAGATTCAAGTCTGTCTTTTGTAACACCAGATAAAAAATCCTTCTTGATCTCGGCATTGCGGACAGATAACTTTTTATTATATTGCTTGCTAATATAAACATAATCGCCGCCTGATATGTCAGTGATTTGATTACATATTTTCACTAAGCAATCATCAGTTACTTTGGCGTGTTGCTTTATGGCATGCGCTACAACACCAATAAAACTATCATCGATATTATATTCCAAAGCTTGACCCCCCTCTAGGTTTGAATCGCAATCGCTTGCGCTGTGTTTGCTGCGGTATCTGATCATCAATCATTTTAATGTGTATTTGATCTGGTGTATCGTTGATCTCTAATTCATTACTAACTGGCTTAACTATTGCCCTCGCTTGCCATTGCTTGTCAGTAAGCCGATGCAATCCTAGCTTATGCGCAGCAGCTAAATTATACACCATCAAATCAAGCTTTTCATTTCGTTCTGATTTTTTCTTTTCCCATATAGATTTTTTATAACCGTTGATGTACTTCACTGTTCGATACTCTGATACGATCTGTTTAAAAAAGTCCTCATCCAGGTCTACACTAAAATGCACAGCACCAGGCCCGGAAGTCTTACCCCAACGTGCAAACAAATAATCCTTTGCCGTATCAGTTCCGATCTGCCATAGCGTGACAGCCTTCTTCAGTACTTGACCTTTATAGTTAAAATCTGGATTACTTGGCCGGTTTGGTATAATCGGGTAATGAGGTTTAGAGCTACCCTTGATCGGAAAAAATCCTTGTGACTTATAACGACGACAGAAATTATAAACCTCTTGCGTATGATGGCCGCCTGAATCAATAAACTTGGCATTGGATATTTTCATGGTTGCGCCGGTAGCATGTTTGTACTCTGCTGTCAACATTGCGTGTGCTTCTTTCCACACATCGGAGTCTGCAGGATCTCCATGTATCACGCGCGAATCAACAACCCAGCATTCCATAAGCATACCCCAACCAACCACCAGCACTTCAAGCCGGTCGACCTGGGTATCAATCGCAGCAGTCAGCACACACACAGGCTCAGGCGCAACACCAAGATGATAATCTTCAGCGCGCTGCATCAGTGCGTCATGGTTGGTTGCTTCTTTCTGACGTTCCCATGCGCGCGCCAATCGTGTATTGTAAAATACAACCATCTCACTATCATCGCCCTTGTCTAACAGCTTCTTAGCGTCGTTGTAGTCATCCATTAACGAAGCCCAAGACTTCCACCCATAAGGCAAAAACAATGCATTGGCCGTGAATGATTCGTTCTCAGATTTAC